TCCTTTTCTGCGATCTGCCATTTAAAATGTGCCTTTGTATTCCTTACCTGTCATTTGTGCAGATGTACCACCTTTTACAAGACCACCTTTATTCTTTTTTATAACTGTTTTTCTATTCATAAACATTTTTCTAATTGCATCTCCTTTTTTACCCTCTGGAATTATATAAGGCAATGTTTGATACCCTTTACCTAAACCTTTTTTTGTATAATTTTTAGGACCTGCTACTTGACCACCTTTTTTCATACCTAACATTTTTGCAATTTTATTTCTGTCTGCATCAGAAATACCTCTACCAGACTCTTTACCCATCATTTGATTTATTTTTTCACGATCTGCATCAGATATACTTTTACCAGATTCTTGAATAAAAAGTCGTTTTACTTTTTTTCTATCTGCATCAGAAATACCTCGACCAGATTCTTTATAAATATCACTTTGAACCTCTTTAGTAGTTTTACCCACTTTACCACCTCTTCTCATAAAGCCCATCTTGTTACGAACTTCAGTTGGTAGTTTTTTTAAACCTTTATTACCTTTAGGAACTGGCTTTAGATTTTTTCCCATTTGACTCTCCTTTTTTTGGTCTACCTTTTTTCTTTGAAACAGGTTTAGGTGTAGCTTTTACTTCACCACTGTCAACTATTTTTTCAACTTCAGGTTCTTTTACTTCGTGAAACACTGGTTCAGAAGCAACACCTTGTTTAGCGTTTCTTCTGTCAACCTTTTTTTGTTTTTCAACTTTATATATTTTTTCTCTGATTGAACTAACCACTTTAATTTCTCCTATTGTTTGCATTAAGTTGTGCAATATCTCTTTGAGTTTCAATACGTTCTTCTGCAATACGTGTTTTATCATTTAACGCTTCCTCCGAAATGTCAATTCTTTGTTGGTCTACAAGTCTTTGATTTCTTTCTTTTTCTCTATCAAATTCTTGTTTTTTGTTAAATTCCTCTGCTCTTCTTTGAACATCAGCACCTTTAATTGCTATCTCCTGTTTTCTTAATTCAACAAGAGGATCACTTGAACCATCTGGTTCTAATGTTTGTGCATATTTTTCTGTTAATTCACCAATGATTACAGCAGCACGATCTTGTATTTGATCATTTATCTGCTGCATCATTTGTGGATTTTGTTGCATCATCATCTGTTGTTCAGGTGGTATATTTGCTGTAATCTCTTGTGTTGCCATAGCTTCAGCCATCATACCTATATGTTCTTGTATATGACCTTGTAATGTCATAACTATTGTCGCATTAGCTTGTGCAACGGGAGTTGATAATATTGCTAAATGAGCTTCTATATGTGCTTCATGATTTTGTTGTGGAAATGCTTGTAATCTTTGACCACGCATAGCTTCTTGATTTTCCCTTGCAGGATTAGCTGGTTGTGGTTGTGGTGGTCTTGGTAAAACTTGATCTATGTTCGACACACCTAATGCTTCATACATCTTACGATATGCTTGATATAATCCTTGTGGGCCACCATGTATCTCTGGATTACTTTGTGCTAATTGTAATTGTGTTTGAGCCAATGCTATACGTTGTGACATTGAAAAAATATTTGGATCACTAATTGGTAAAACATCAATACGATCGTCAAAGTCTGCTGCCTTTATCATGGGCGGTAGACCAGTTTGATAAGGGTAAGGTGCAGGATTATCTCTGAATATATTTGCTAGTAATTTAAATTCTTGTTTTTGTGAATAATGAAGCCTTTTATGAATAGCACTCATAACCTTCGTGCCACGTTCCATAATAGCCATTGTTGTACCAACAGGTGTCTCTCCACCCATCTCACTGATCTTCATATCAGCCATAGAAGCGAAACGTCTGCCAGAGTCTACCAAAGTACCTAACAACGAATATAACGTGTTTGACGGCTCTTTAAACGGCAATGCCATCAATGATTGACGTATATCCATACCTGCAACATCAATATCTCTAAACTCACCAGGAGAAAGAGGTGAGTCTTCATCTCTTATTCTAGCTCCTCGTGCCTTAAATCCTGCAGGAAGATTGCTTAATGTACCTGCATCAATTAATTGTCTAAGTAAACTTGTTGATGCTTTAGCAAGACCACCCATCATATGTGTCAAGCCAAATCCATAAAATCCAAGACCAGGCAAAAATTTGTAATGCACAAAAAATTGTTTCTTTCGCATCAGTAAATCTTGTTGATTGTAATTACGCCTTATGGACAGTATCTCACCTGTCTTTTCGAGCATGGAAACGATATATGGATATTTTAATCCTGTTTCTTCACCATTCTCATCTCTATCTTCAAAGCCTTTTATTTCTAAATTTGTATGTATTTCGTGAACAACAATTTCCTCATCATACCCTGATGGTGTCATGCCATCAATTCTACCTAATTGTTCTTTAATATCATCGTAAGATGAATCATCAGAACCATTTGAAGGCAAATCTACATCTTTATAAAATTTAGTTAACTGAAGTTTAAGAATATCGTTTTTACTCATGGTTACTACATGAGTAACACGAGAAGCTGTCAGTAAATCTGTAGCAGAATATGGTACGATTATATCTTCCGCATGGACAAATTTACTAACAGCTCTTTGTAATAACGGATCAAAATAAATCTTTTTAAATGTTGAACCTACAATAGGAAGATAAAATAACATTTGATCTAACTCAGGATCAAACTCTTCCATGTTATTAACTATTTCGTAGTTCATGTAATCTTTAACACGTTCAGCTTGTGCGATAACATCTGGTGTCTCTTGACCAACTATTTGCACTCTTACAGGCCCACCCGCAGGTAACAACTCACGGTATGCTTGTGCTTGAAATTGTGTAATAGATTCAGAAAGTAACGGATGTATTACACCTGTTGCACCTTCAAAAGGTTCAGTTCTGTCTTCATAATTAATACCTAAAAGTTCAAGACCTGATTTATATATTTGTTCCCATTCTTCTCTTGATGATAAATCATCACGAATAGATTGTTTTAAATCAGAGGATATGACACCTAATTCACCTTCATCAATAAATTCTGCTAAATTAGCATCAAAAGGTATTTGATCCATTGGTATTGGTTGTTCTTCAGGTAATTCACCAACAATAGCTGCACCATTTTCAAGTTCTGTTACATTTGGTACAATAGGTGATTCAACTACATCTATCTCTTCAGGTAGTTCTTGTATATCCTCTATAGGGCCGCCTGGACCTAGTGGAATTTCAGCCATTTTAACTCTCTCCTAAATCTAATACATTGATACCATTTAATGAACCTACAAGTCCACCCTGTTTATAAACAGATTTAGATTTTGGTTCAGTTATTGTATCTACTTCTATAACTGTGTGTTCTTTATTATTTCCTATTGGAGTGTTAAATTTAATAGAATCTGGGTCTTTATCAATTTCTTTTGCTGTGTTTTTGAATACTTCTAGTAAATTTGCATATCCTTTAGTAACACCTGGATTTCTTTTAAAAGACTCAACATTTGGAAAAACTACACCATTTAATTTTTTATTTGCTGCTATATCCAAAATATCTTTTATTAATAGTTTTCCCCATTGTTCAGGTTTTACTATTGGTTGATAAGATGGTTTTGCTTTTTCAGTTTTTAACAATATTTTATTATCAACTTGAGAATTTATATTATCAGCTATAGCGTTAAATGTATTATTTTGAATAACATCAGTATTAATTTTAATACCACTTCTTTCTATATCTCCTATAATATTACTCACATTATTTCTGTTATTAAATTTTTTAATTGTTCTTTGTATTTGATTAAGGGTATTTTGAAGAGTTTCAAAATCTTTCTGTTCAGCTTTTGTCATATTATTTTTAGATGAAATAGTATCTATTGAATTTCTATTAGACGTTTTAATTAATTTAAAATCATTAAAAACAATTTTTTCATTTTTAAATTTAGGGTACATTGTAATTAACGCTTGATAAACTTCTTGTGTATTATTTCCACCTATTTCATCACTTTTTCTTATTTCGTTAATAAAATGTAACATCTCTGCTTTAAAAGTATTTTGATCCATACCTAGCGTATTGTTAATATAATTTTTATTACTATCTATTATTTGATCCATCAAATAATTATATCCGCCAAATATTTCTTGGCCGTCTTCAATAATACTTTTAACTATATCATCAGTTACACCAGGAAATTGAAATTCATTGTTAAAATTATCTAATAATTTTTTTGTTTCAGTTTTAGTAACTTCACTTAATTGAGTTCCAGGATACATACTAAATTGAAAAGGTGTATCTCCGTCTAGTTTTAAGTATATATCAAATTGATTTTCAATAACTTGATCTCTTAATTTTAAGATTTCTTCTAATTCAGGACCAAAAAATTCTTTACGAGTAGCATCATTTTTAAAAACAATGCTTCCATCATCAGAATGATTTAACTTAACTTCAGTCAAAGGACTAACATCAGGATTAAGATTTAATGTAAGTTGATTAATATTATCGTTTGCAGTATCAACAGTATTTTGTAAATTTTTTTCTAATTCAAAATCTTTAAATCCTGTGCCAGGTTTTTCTTTTGATCCTAATGCTTGAATTGAGAAATCTGATTGCAACTCTTCTATAACTAAATATTTTTTACCATCTAAAATTCTTACTGATACTCTTGCGTGTGCTAATCTTTCATCATCAAGTCCTTTTAATCTTGTGCCATGTGAAAAAGATGTTTGATCAGGTTTTCCTGCATTATTAATTGTTATAAAACCATAATCTATTATTTCATCTCCTTTACCATCTCCTGCAGAACCAGAAATTCTTTGTTGCCCTCTAAATAATTCATTTCCTTGTGGCAAAAAAGATTTACTCAATAGTTTGTCACCAATATTTTGTGAATTTAACATGGAAGATATTCCGCTTACAGGTCCTAATCTTCCTGCTGCTTCTGCATCTCTAAATACTTCTTGTCTAGCTTGAGATATGAGTTTTCTATCATTTGATGATAATGTTAATTCTTGAATATTGTTAATTTTTCCTAATTTTTTATCTATATCAGATATAAATGAGCTACTAAGTGTTAATTTGTTAGGATTATCATTAAGATTAATTTTATCGCCTGTAATAGCGTTAAATATAAATCTTCCATTTTTTGTCTCATGAAACTCAAAAATATCATCACTTCCTTTTAGAAATGATAAATTTGCATCACTCATTTCTGTTTCAGTAATTTTATTATTTTTAATATTAGAGTTTACAATTTGATTGTATAAATCACTTCCTTCAAGACCATTAGGATTTTCTTTTAATATTTTTTCAGCAACTAATTCTGCATTATAATGTGTTGGTCTAACTAAAACTACATCATCAAAAAAAGTTTCTGATCTTAGTATTTCATTAGGGCTTTTTGTTGTTATACTAAATTTTTTGTTATAATCTGTTCCCGCTGGTATTAAATTTAAATTAGGTGCTTCCTTAGATACTCTCGTTTTTCCCAAAGCCTGTACTTTACCTTGAATCATATTTAAAATACGATCTGGTGGATTGTTTGCCGCTAACATTTTGTCCGCTGTAGTTTGTAATTCACCTTGTATTTCTACAGGAGCGTTGTTGATAGCTTCTTGAATATTACTTGTTTCACCTACAAAATTAGTTGTTTGTTGAGCTGTAGATAAATTTTGTACTTGTTGTGTTGTTTGGTTTTGCGGTAAATTTTTTGACGCTTGAAATATGCCTTTCAATAAATTTTTAGTTGCATTTGGAAATTTTAAAGCTGTGCCACCTGCTAAAACTATAGGTGCAGCAAATCCAGCGGCAGGAGCGTATAATTGTGCTGTATCACCTACAACACCTAATGCTTGTAATATGCCTTCACCAGTGCCAGCTAATCCTCCAACTATATCTCCACTTTTAAAATCACCATAGGCATCAGAAACAATATCACCAAAACTTGGTAATTTACCTCCACTAAAAGGATCAGGTGCTAGACCAGCAGCTTCTAATGTTGCACCACCAGGAGCCATTATTATTCCAAAATCTGAAGCTCCTACAGCTAATTTTTTTGCTTGGTCTTTTGTTAAAAAAGGTTGGCTTTGAACATTTGTTTCTGCACCACCGCCAACAGGCGTAGGTATGTTAATCACATTTTGATTAACTTCATCTTGTTTAGATAAATCAAAAATATCTTCAAAATTTAAACCCATAATTTAAAAAGTTCCTTTAAAATTACTTGGCTTTGCAAACTTAACTCTTTTTTTAACAACTCCACCTTTTGCCATAGGATCACCTTTTCTTGACAACTCTTCTCGTGCTTTTTTTTCTGCTTCTTTTTCTGAAAAGCCAAGAGATATATATTTTAAAAATAAACTCTCTAAAGTGCTCTCTGACTCAGTAACGCTCATTAATAATACTCCCTTTTCTCTCGGTAATATTCATCTTCTTCGTAGTCGCTTGGAGTAATGATAAACCCTCCTTGACGAAAACGCAAGATAGCTTGTGTCATGCTATCTGCTAAATCATCATGTTCGCCATTTGGAAACGCTGCACATTCCTCTACAACCTCGTCTGCAAAACCTGTATCAGGTCGCCAAACCATACCACTTTCAAAGACAGGAGCACAAGAATTCATACGTGTAAATTTATCTGCACCCCTACTTGGCGTAAAAGGCGTAACTGGAATACCCATTCTTCTCAGTTCATGTGTCAAAGGCGTACCTGTAGCCTTTTGTTCTATTAGAATCATATCAGGATCGTATTCATTATATAATTTATAAGCAACATCCTTTAATTCTGGGAAATCCCAACGCCCTCTTTGTGCATCAAGTAGTATGATTGCTTCGGATTCACCTTCAACTGGATTAAATATTCCCCAAGTAGTAATAGCAGAAAAGTCAGCTCTTTCAGATTTACTGTATGCAGTATCATAAGATTGTATGATATAACTAACATGTGGTGGATCATCATTCTCCCAGATGTTCCACCACTCCCTTTTGATAATCGCACCTTCTTCAGCAGTCGGATTCTGCAAATACTGTGCGTTCCACTTACTTACAGGGATAGATGAACGAACACCTTCAAGCTCTTCTCTCTTCCAATACTCAGGCCATAAAACATTGTCTGTGTCGGGAAATATAGCTGGAAACTCCACAACTTCCCACTGATCTGCACCACCCTCCGCTTGTTTTTTAAGAACTTTAGCAGTCAAATCACGAATACTCCATCTTGTCATAACAATAATAATACTACCACCTGGCTGAAGTCTTTGTCTTGGACCAGAGGTGTACCATTCGTAAATATTGTCTAATGCAGTGGGGCTTAATGCATCTTGTTCAGAAACAGGGTCATCAATAATAAGTAAATCAGCACCACGTCCTGCTAACGCACCACCGACACCAACAGCATAGTACTCACCACCCTTGTTTGTAGACCAACGACCAGATGCTTTAGCATCAGATGCTAAATTAATCTCAGGAAATATTTGTTTAAAATCTTCACTGTCAATTAAATTTTTAACTTTACGACCAAAACCTACAGCCAACTCAGATGTGTGTGTCGCTTGTATAATCTTACTTGTCGGCTTGCGACCCATCATCCATGTTGGAAACAAATAACTCGCAAATTCAGATTTAGTATGTCGTGGTGGCATATTGACAATCAAACGTGTTGATTTGCCGTCAGCAACATCTTGTAACTTCTCTGCATATATTTTGTGATGCTTACCCTCAATAAAAGAAGGCCAAACATGTTTTACAAAATCTAAAAAATTTTTTTGATAAACATCTCTTTTTTCTAAATCTGTCAATCTTGCAACTATCTCACCAAGTTTGGTCATCTCATCATCAGTGAGATAGTCTGTAGGGATGTTAAAGTTATTCGTCATTATACATATTATCAAAAATCCTATTTACATCTAAAGTATAATCTAAATCAGACTTTGAATAATGTGTGTGTTGTGACGGTCTAAAATCTGGTGCACCCTCGCCTGTTTGAAACCAAGCGGGGTGCGTAACTCTAACTCGGTTGTTTGGTAGTGCTACGATATTACCTGTCCATTCACCTGCATCTAACAAATACATGACATGACTCTGCTTGTGCTGTGCAGGATCATCAGCAATCTCACTCTCTGTGTAATCCACTGTAAACAAATACTTCGCTGGATAAAAATCACCACCTATCTTTGCCATCCAAGGACAAGGAGTAGCCCTATCTAACGTATACACTGCGTGATGATGCGAGGAGCAATCCCAAGGTTGAGCATCATGTGTATCCATCGCATCAGGCCACTCCTCAACTGGTATGTCTGCCATCAAACCAGTGATAGGCATCCTCGCCCACATAGCTCCGCCATGAACATTAGGAATTTTTGTTCCATCAGTTTCTGAACCTGTGAATATAACCTGAAAACTTAAACAACGATTAGGCATAGTCGTTACAGCTATTGCCATAGCATGTAAGAACTCTCCGTGATATTTGTCGTGATTACAGGTGTACTCCCTCCTCACCCAACACTTGAAGTGAGGTATATTACTCTGTAAATACGGCATTAGTTTTTAACGAGCTTGTACCCTTTGCTCTTGGCTGCTGACCTAATCTTAGCTAATGTCATTCCACCAACGGCACCACCTTTTTTCATGCCCTTCTTTTTCATGACACCGCCCATTTTCATGCCTTTAGCCATCATTTTTCTAGGTGA